ATCCAAGACGAGCAAGAGAGTATTATTAATCAAGGAGAAGACAATGGGATTATCACTAACAGAACCAAAAACTGGACCTTTAAGTAAAAAAGAAAAAGAAAAAAATAAAAAAAAGCAGAAAAATGTTAAAGGTCAAGGCTCAAACATAGAGGGTAATTTAAGAACTGGAAGAAACACTCAACAGTACAGTTACATGCCGGCTTCTGCTAAAGATGCTATCTATAAATCAAAAGCTAAACCAACGACACCAAAACCTAAAACAAAAGCTATGTATGGGCAGGGTCAAGTAATAGATGTTTCAACAAAAGGAAAAAAGAAGCAACTAGCTCTAAAGAAAGCAACAAAGAAAATGAACATGGGTGGTGTTATGAAGAACCGTGGTGGAATGTTTAAAGGCAGTTATTAATGGCAGGTAAAAAGAAATCAAAAGGTAAAGTAGTTGATTTTACTGGTAAGCATAAATTAGATAAGTATTTAACAAAAGATCAGATAAAGCAGTTAGATCCGTTTGGCGTGGACCTTCTTCTTCAGATTCAAGAAGGTGCTAATAAAGGTAAGAAAAGAAATTTAGGCGGTTACAATGTTACTAATCGTTTTTCAGATAGAATGCTTCCTAATAAAAAGAGAACAACAAGGATTACTTAATGGCTAGAGATAACGCTGTTGAATATAGTATTGACCAAGCTCAACGGATGTTTGGTAAAGGGGTCGAGGTTATTGGTCGTGCCGCTGGTATTGAATCTATATTTAATTACGGACAAGAGATAGTCAAACAACAAGACGAGGATATACGTCTTGGACAATACAAACCACAATATACAGTCGGACTTCGTGAAGCCTACAATCAAGGTGGTATTGATGATGGCATTGGTTGGTTACTAGAAAAAACTGGTGAGAACGTAGCAAGTGGTGGTGCAGCTTTAGTCGGTGGATTAGCATCTGCTTTAACGGCTCCGTTTAGTGTGCCTGCTGCAGCCTTGATCGGTGGAGCGACACTCGTTGGTTCGGGCATCATGGGCACTGGTGAAACTGCCGAGGAAATGGAACAGAAAACTGGTGATTACAATGAAGCAGTCGCCATCGGTGCAGGAACCATTATTGGTATCTTAGATAGATTTGGTGCTGGAAAAGTGATTCCAAAAGATGAACTTCTATCCATGACAGGAAAGCAGTTGATCAAAGCTTTAGGTGCAGAAGGTAAAACAGATGCTGCCAAAGAAATAGGAAAACGAATTGGTAAGTCGATAGCTTTTGAGGGTGCAACAGAAGGTGTACAAGAGGGAGTTGTTATGGGAGCCACTGGTCTAACTGGTGGTGAATATACTGGACTTGAGGTTGCCGATAGAATTTTAGAAGGAACTCTTTTAGGTAGCACAATGGGTGGTGCGACAACTAGTGGCATTGAAGCATTGCGTCAAGGACCGGGAGTCGTGAATCAAATACAAGATATTATGTCGGGACCTGGGCCTGGGGGTTTTACTCCACAGATGGCTATGGCAGGAGCACAACTTAGTCCAGACCGAGCACAGATGTCTTTAATACCAGACGTACCGAAGACAAGTGCTGAAATATTAATGAGTGAAAAAGCTGGAGATGAAACTGGAGGAGGCACCCCAGTAGATCCAGTTATGACAGAGGATCCAGATAAACTAACAAGAGATCCCGATGACAATATAGCCATGACTGATGGTGGCAGACACTTTTCAAGATTAGCCCTAAGACTACAACAACTTCCATTTAGTGCAGAGGGCTTGACGGGTAGACAAGTTCTTCAAGAGTTAGGTGTTCTTGGAGAGCAAGACAATAAAATGCCATCGAATAAAAAGAAAAGAGACTATGTAGGATCGATAACTGAAGTAAGAAATGTTGATACGGGTATTCCTAGTGTTAAAACTATAATGAAACCAGAAGTAGCAAGCAACCCAGAATTAAAAGCTAAGTTTATTGCTGCCAAAAAAGCAGGGGTACCTCCACCTGATGATTTAGTTGAAACTGTTCCTGTACTAGATAATGAAGGCAAACCAGTTACAATTAAAGGTCCTGCTCCAACATTTACATTTAATAAACAAGTAAAAGTACCTGGAAATTTTGTCATGGACGACCAAGGTAATGCAAAACCTGAGTTTGTGTCTAGCTCGACTCCGTCTTCAAATAAAGGTGGAGACTTATATCAATCTGGATTAGAAGATTTTCTATTTAAAAATTTAGATAATAAAATTTCTAAAGACGAATTATTAGATGAATATACAGCGTATAGACCACAATTAACAACAACACTTCTTTTAGGTAGTCAAGGACAAAGAGCTCATGGAACATATTCTGGTAGTAGTTTAGAATACATACAAAGAATTCCACAATTGGTTGAAGGTTTTACTCTTGCTCCGAATACGCCTGATAGAAAGTTTGATACTGTTTATGATGACTTTGGTATTGTTCAATACATTCCTAATCAAGAAACTCTTTTAGGACGTACTAGGTTTCCTTTTCCAACTAAAAAACAAGACGAAGAATTTCAAAGAAAAAACACAGATTCTATAACAAGAGCAAGACAAGCAATAGAGTCTGACGACTCTACTAATGATGATCCTACTAATGATGAGATTGATGCTTGGCTTTTGAAGAATGAGCCTAGTACAGTAGCAGAGCTTAACTCTTTAGCACAACAGTTAGGTTACAATGATCCATTCGGACAAGTACTTGATACAAGATCAACAGCCGTACCTTTTCATAAGTACTATGAAACTAAATCTATTTTAGATAATGCAGACAGTACGGGAACACTAACTGACGATCCTAACAGTGGTAAACCTACTTACATGGCTCATACCAGAGGTGAAATTGTTGTAGATAATGAGACCAATGAAGCTCTTGCACAAGCTTCTGAGACACAAAGCGATCTTCAAAGACGATACGAAAAAGATTTAGATAGAACTTTACCAGAGCCCGGAGCTTGGAGCTTTAGTGAAACCGATGATAGATACATGTTAACACCTAGTGACATGAGAACTCTTGACGAGGCAAAAGGTGCTACGATTGATTCAAAGCCAGAAGATTCACTTGTTACTTACGAAGAAGAAAAAAACGCACTTAAAGAGACACAAAAAAAGGTTGAAGAAGATACCCGTATGGAACAAGCTAGATTAGATGGGTATCTAAATGAGAAAAATAAATTAGTAAATCTACAATTTGTTCAAGATAAAATTGAAGGATTAGAAGAGCAAGAGTACGAGTTTACAAAAGAATTCTTACCTAAGTTTTTTAAAACAATAGATGACAAAATTCAATTTAATATTGAAACAAATAATATTCAAATAGATAACGAAAAGCAAAACGGTTCTTCAGCTGTGGAAGCAAGCAATATTGATAGAGATGCCAAAGATGCTTTTTATAGAGCTTATGAAGCAAAAAAAGAAAAATTAAAGGAAGCGGAACATTTAAGATTTATTAGAAACTTAAAAGATGAGTTTTATGACTACGGTGCTACGGGAGGAGATATTTCTAAGTTTCGTGAAATGTTATTAAGAAGAAAAGATTTAAATAATGCTATTCTTTCTATAAAACTGAGAGATAATCAATCTATGATGAGAACGGGTCTTCAAAAGAAATTCAATCCTGTTTACACATTTTTAGATGGTGTACCTTCTTTTATGCCCGGCTATGCTCAAAATAAATTTTTAAGAGAATCAGGTGGTTTACACGGAGAAGAACCGATTCATGTATATTACGGACAAGAACTTGAAGTGGACCCGCAAATAAATCAATTCTCTGTAAATGATCAACCCGTCTTTGGTTCTCAACCTCATCCATTATTTTTGAACAATCATATGATGCAAGGAGATGATGCTGTTTTGGTAAATAAAGAAAGCCATTTTGGTAAACATGATGTAAGAGATGATTTCAAAAGAAATGATTTTGAGTTTATTTTTGATATGATAGGAGGCGAGATTGAAAGAGAAGGTTTTAATTCAGATAAAACCAAAGCAGTCATAAAAGACTATATAGAATACCCAACAATGCAACCTGTTAACAGTTTAGAAGCCACTTCTTGGGTACAGAAAAAAGAAATAGAAAGAATGACTCCTCCTCAAAAAGCAAAAGCATATGCTGAGCATACTCAAAACATAGATAGCTTTATTTTAACTGCTTTAGGGCAAGGTATAAAGCCTTCTGAAATTTATCGCATGGTAAAGAATATTATAACAAAAGAAGTTTTAAACAGACAAGCAGCTAATATAATATCAAGAAAAACGGCTAATGAAGTTAGAAAAAAGCATAAGAGCGAGCTAGATCAAATACAATTTTTGGACAGAGGATTTGAAGACACCTCAGGTGAGTTTACTGAGAATGCAAGAATAGTTCGAGACATGCTTTCAAATGAAGCTATCGATACAGCAAGGTCAGCTAATAAAAAGTTGATAAATAAATTTGAAAAAGATCTAGGCTTTGTTCCCGTTTTTGCCCCCGAAACATATAACGAAGATGCTTTAGGTATGGGTGATGTTATTAATCGAGACAACAGATTAAATGATATAAGAAAAAATTTAGCAGATGCTTTTTCCTTTAAATTAATAAATCCAACTGAGCTTAATCTTCCTTCTGATACTGAAAGTTTTTCGGCTATATCAAACTTTAACCCTAATGTTTTTGAACAACTAGTAGCACAAAAAACATTGCAAAGAGGATATGACGGGCAAACAGTTCAATCTATAAATAAAGATATATCAGACTCTATTAAATTCTTAGAGACTTTTAAAAAAGAAGAACAAGAAGCTTCTGATGCAGTACTGGCTTACGATCCCGAAGGTAAAGAATTAGCAAGAAGGCTTTCTTTGATATCGGGGGACATTGGTAATGCAGACCCACAGCAAGTTAAAGATTTAATCAAAGCCATAAATGCAGGTAGAATAAAATTTAGAACACCTGCTTTTGGAGAAAGCTCTTCAGCAGACAGATTTAGCTATAGAAATTTAATACATTATGCTATGAATGATATGCCTAATCCTATAACGGGGGAAAAAGGTTTAGATGGAATTATAATACCTCATAGATTAGATCAGAAAGAGGTTCCTGGAGGAAGAGGTGGAACGGATGAAAGCTTTGGTTTAAATAAATATGAAGCGATACCTAAAAAAGTATTGGATGAAATAGCTAAAGAAACAGGTGCAACTGTTATACAAGACTATCCTATGCAATACAAAGGCAAGTCTGGTCGAGTTTATCCTTCAAAGAGACCCGTTACTAAATTAATATTTAATAAAGACTTCAAGGGTAAAGCAATTGCTCAATATAAAAAAGGTGGTATATTTGAGAAGTTTAGAAAGGTAAGTTAATGGCAATAGAACCAAGACAAATAGCAGGCATGGTAGAAGAGTCAATGGGAGCAGGGGGATCGATGATGCCCGAAGAAGATAGTCTAGCCATTGAACTAGATGACAGTCAAGACGTATTACCAGAAGGTATTGAACTAGTAGATGAAGAGGCAGTAGAAGTTGAAACCGAAGAATATAGACATGATGCCAATCTCGCAGAGGTTCTTGACGATGACATTCTTGGAGAACTATCATCTGATATACAAGCTAAAGTTCGTGAGGACTTAGAGTCCAGAGAAGATTGGGAAGAAGCTATATCAAAAGGATTAGGGTTACTTGGTATAAATTACGAAGATCGAAGTGAACCCTTCTTAGGAGCAAGTGGTGTAACACATCCTTTACTGTCTGAAGCCGTAACACAGTTTCAAGCACAGTCTTACAAAGAGATGTTACCAAGTGGAGGACCTGTAAAGACTCAAGTTCTTGGGACACCAACACAAGAAACTGAAGCACAAGCTCAGCGTGTAGAAGATTTCATGAATTATCAGATCACTGAAATCATGGAAGAGTATGACCCAGACACAGATCAAATGTTATTTTATTTGCCGTTGACGGGTTCTACCTTTAAAAAGATCTACTTTGATGAAACCAAACAGAGAGCCGTTTCTAAGTTTGTTCCAGCAGAAGATATGGTTGTTCCGTATTCAGCTTCTGATTTAAGAACAGCTGAAAGGGTTACACATGTAGTTAGAATGACATATAATGATATTCGTAAACTACAAATAGCAGGAGTATACAAAGATGTTGAACTATCTGAAACAAATGATGGTGAAGACGAAGGAACTATCCAAGAGCGTACTGATGAGTTGTTGGGATTACGTCCAAACTATTCTGATGACACTTATACCTTGTTGGAATGCCACATGGACTTGGACTTGGAAGGTTTTGAAGACAAGGATATGGAGGGGAATTCTTCGGGTATTATGTTGCCTTATATTGTTACCCTTGATCAAGGTTCTGGAAAAGTGTTATCGATTTCTAGAAACTTTAGAGAACAAGACCCATTAAAAAGAAAAAGACAATATTTTTCTCATTTCAAATTTTTACCAGGATTTGGTTTTTATGGTCTTGGCTTATTGCACACAATCGGTGGTCTGTCTCGTGCAGCCACATCAATTTTAAGGCAGTTAATTGATGCAGGTACGCTCTCTAATCTTCCGGCTGGCTTTAAATCTCGTGGTGTTCGCATTCGTAATGATGATGAGCCTCTTAATCCTGGGGAGTTTAGGGACATCGATGTCCCAGGCGGAGATCTTAAAAACTCAATCATCCCACTGCCATACAAAGAACCATCTGCCACACTAGCTAATCTTTTAGGTGTAGTTGTAGACTCTGGTAGACGTTTTGCACAAGTAGCTGATGCCAAAGTAGCAGATATGAACTCGCAAGCACCTGTTGGAACGACTGTTGCATTGATAGAACAAGGCTCAAAGATCATTTCTGCTATACATAAGCGTTTACATTACGCTCAAAAGCAAGAATTCCGAATGTTAGCCGAGATTTTTAGTGAAAATCCAGTACCATACCCTTATTTTGTTGGAAATGTGCCTCCAGAGACGATGCAAGCCGACTTTGATGGTCGTGTGGACATACTTCCCGTGTCAGATCCGAACATTTTCTCTATGGCACAACGATTATCACTGGCTCAAACACAATTACAACTGGCTCAAGCCGCTCCAGAGATACATAATGTAAATGAAGCGTATAGACGTATGTATGATGCGTTGGATATCAAGAATATTGAGGCTATTTTACCTCCGAAGCCTCAACCTAAACCAGTTGATCCAGCGACAGAGAACGGAAATGCTATGAAAAACACGCCATTACAAGCATTTCCAGAGCAAGATCATGAAGCTCATGTTAGAGCACATATATCCATGTTATCTAGTCAAACATCACAAGCAAACCCACAAGGATACATCATGTTACAAGCACATGTGCAAGAACATGTAGGTATGATGGCTAGAGATCAAGTAACAACATACTTTCAAAAAGCAATGGAAGAGGCTCAAATGGCGGGACAACAAGTTCCTCAAATGGATCCATCAGCCGTTGAAGCGGCGATCGCTCAACAAGTTGGTGAGATTCTAAACGAGATAATGCCAGCTCTAGCACCACCGACACCAGAAGATCCGTTGGTAGAAATCAGAAAGAAAGAGCTTGAGAATGATACTGCCGAGCTACAACGTAAGACAATGAATGATCAAATGGATTTTGCAATTGATCAAGCTAAATTACAACAAGCTTATGAGTTAGCTCAACAAAGACAAACACTACAAGAAAATATTGCCGATGATAGGAACGATGTGAACATCTATCGTATTAATACTGCGGCATCTTTGAAAGGTAAGTAACCTATGATATAATCTGGATATGGATCCAGTAACTATATCATTAGCCGTTGGCGTGGCATCAAAAGCTTTTAGTGCAATCAAGCAAGGATTTGCCGTTGGTCGTGACATTGAACAAATGTCAGGGGACATTGGACGTTGGATGGGAGCTATATCAGATGTGGATCATGCAGAAAAGCAAGCCAAGAATCCTCCCTTGTTTGGAAAACTTTTTAAAGCAGGTTCTATTGAGGAGGCGGCAATGGCTGCATACGCTGCAAAAAAGAAACTTGAGGAACAAAGATACGAACTCAAGATGTTTTTGAATTTAACACATGGGCCACAAGCCTATGATGAATTGTTGCAGATGGAAGGTCAGATCAGAAAACAGCGTCAACAAACAGTTTACAAACAACAACAGATGAGACGACAGTTAGGCGAGGGTATTGCTTGGTTGTTTCTTGCTTTAGTAATGGGTGGATTTTTATTATTATTAGCAAGTTTATTTTCCAGTAAAGCCTATGGTAGTGATTACACATATGTGCCAAAGCCATACACGAAACAACAACTACAGAATCAAGGTAAGATTGAGAAAAAGAAGTATACAACATGTCGTTTAAAAAAAAGAATAAAATCTAAAACGGGACAGATGGCTTGTATTTATATAGGTAATAATAGAACTTATGAGATGATGATTGAGAGTTGGTGCCCGAAGCAATACAAATGTCGGTATAACCCGTGGGGAAAAGAGCCGAATATCGATGATGTCATTGAGTCTTTGAACAATGCAACGAAAGGTAAATAAATGGAAAATATGGTATTAGATGCGTGGAATGATTTATCGTACCTAGAAGGTATACTGTTTACATTTTGGCTTTTTATCTTATACTATGGTAAGGTTTGGATAGATAGTAGATTTTCCAAGAAGGATTGCAAATGTTCGCAGCGTTAATTGGACCTATTGCAAATCTAGCGACTAGCTGGATGGACAATAAGGTTGAAAAGACAAAAGCAGAAGGTAAAGCTAAAGTTGCTACTGTTATGGCTAAAGCTAAAGTCGCAGAGAGAGTTGCAGCTGGTGAAGTCGAGTGGGAAAAGTCTATGGCTGATGCCACTGATGGAAGCTGGAAAGACGAATTTGCCTTAGTTGTCCTACTTTTGCCTGCAATTTTGGTCTTCATTCCGTCATTCACAGAATATGTAAGAACTGGTTTTGAAGTATTAAACACTTTACCAGATTGGTATCAGTATCTTTTATTTATAGCTGTAAGTAGTTCATTTGGAATTAAGGGTGTTGGACAAGCCATGAAACTCATGGGTAAAAAGTAATGGTTAGAGTAAAACAATTCGCAGATGATTTAGCAATAAGCACAAAAAAAGCTAAAGACTTAATTAACAAAGGTCGTAACCGAAAAGACGGTGGATCGCAAATCTTGGAGAGTGTAATGTCTGATACAGATAAAAAGAAAAAAAAGAAAAAAGATGAGATGGAATATACTACAGCTGAGTTTAGAATTGATATGATTCCAGAAAAAGATAGAGAGGATTATATAAAAAAGTATACTAGAGGTAGAAATAAAGGTGGTTCTAACGTAACTAAAGTAAATACAGACAAACTTTCAAAAGCACAGATGGGTCAATTTAAAAATATCCAGAATGATGCAGTAAGTGGTAAAATCTCTCCAGAAGAGGCTCAAAGAAAAATAAGAAAAATGTTACTACTGAATAAAAAAGTTGGTGGTACTTATTCAAAAGGTGCTGATCCTTTAAAATTAGCATCACCGAAAAGCAGAATTAGCAAAGCGGGTATAGATGGTCCTTCTGGTGAGAAAAGAAAGCGTAAAGCAGTAAGAAGACCAGTACGAGTAGCCAACGTAGATGATTTTAAAGAAGCTCCAAAGTTAAACAAACAAAAGGCAGGTGCTGAAAAAATGTTAAAAACTGTAAAGAAAGCAGTTAAAAGAAAAGACGGTGGAGGTTTTCCAGACTTAACGGGTGATGGTAAAGTCACTAAAAAAGATATTTTAAAAGGTCGTGGAGTCCCGGGTTTCTCTCGTGGTGGTGGCATCGCTATCCAAGGACTAGGATTTAAAGGAGTTCGTTAGTGAGTGAATTTGACCTAAGTGGCGATACTTCTGGTACTTACAGTAATTCAAATTCGATGGGTATTGATAGTGGTGGCTATGATCCTTCTCAATCTTCAGTATCTGACAATAATGTCAACACTAATGCAAATATAGCTGCAGCTATTCGAAATCAAAACATAGGTGGTGGTGGAGGTATCATTGATACCTATGATGCAAAACAAGCGTTACAAACAGCTAGAGGTATAACCTCGACTAACCCGTATGGCTATGAAGGCTTTTTTAGTAAAATGCTTGGAATAGATCCAGAAAATATAGACTATACCTATGGCGGTCAAACGTCTCTGGGAGATATAGCTGATATAGCTAATAAAAACTATAATCGTTATGTGAATCCTATGAATGATCCTAATAGACCTGGGTTTGACCCGAACAAATTAGCTGGTCAAACACAAAGAGATTTAAATAAAGGTTTTGGTTCTTTGTTTGGTAGTTCATTGGGAGAGCAAACACAATTAGGTCAAATAAAAGAACAAAAACCAGATGCTTTGTCAGGTATGGCAACAGGAGCTTTAAATGTTTTTAGTATGCTTGGTGGAGGATTACCTTCTTTAATGGCTAATGTAAATGCTAATCCATCTAATTTTATACCACAACAAGCTTCTCAATATCAAGCCTCAAGAGATCCAATGAGTAAACAATATGATGCAGAAACATATGATAAAAGCTATTTAGGTAGTGCACTTGATACAATGTTTGGCGAAGGATCTACAAAACAAGCAACAACTCTTGTTGATGATGCTGTTAATTATCTTAAAAATGCAGGTAAACCTTAGTGTATATAACCGAGTTTCTACACAAATATAAAAAAGATTTACAGACTAGAGTAGATGATATAAGTATTTCCTTGACCAGTGGCAGTGCATCTGATATTGGTCATTATAAGGCAATGGTAGGCGAGATTCAGGGATTGACTTACGCATTGGAACACATACAAACCCTGCTAAAAAAGGTAGATGATGACTCTAATAGTACCAGAATACGTTCTAGCACAGAGGAACGCTAAGAAAAAAGCCGAAGAAGAAGCAAAGAAATTAAATTTAACACAAAGAATACCACAGCCAACAGGTTGGCGAATATTAGTTATGCCTTATATGGGCAGAGATAAAACTGAAGGTGGTGTTTATGTCCCAGATCCAGTAAGAGAACGAGAAGCCAGAGCCACAGTTACGGCTTATGTAGCTAAAGTCGGACCTCTTGCTTATAAAGATATTGATAAATTTGGAGAAGAAGGAGCTTGGTGTAAGGAAGGCGATTGGGTTTGTATTGGTCGTTACGCAGGTTCTAGATTTCAAATCGAAGGTGGAGAAGTTAGAATTATTAACGATGATGAAGTTATTGCAACCATCGTTGATCCTGATGACATAAAATCTTACGGAGCATAAAGACAATAGGGGTGGAGAAACTAGAGTAACCATTGTCGATCCTGACGGCATCCAAAACATACGGAGTACAGTATGCAAGAAGATGTTAAGGTTGAAGAAGCCGAAGAAGAAGGTCAAGAAATTGAAGTAGTAGAGAAGGAGCAGGAAACAGATGAAGTTACTGTTGAAGCAAAAGATAAGCCAAAATCTGAGGATGGTGATGACTTGTCTGAGTATTCTGACTCTGTTAAGAAACGGATTAGCAAACTTACGAACAGATTTCGTGAGGAAGAGAGACAGAGACAAGCTGCTGTTGAATATGCTGAAGCCGTTAAAAAACAAAACGAAGAATTAAAAACTAGAATTGATAAACTAGATACAACTTATGTTGGCGAATTTGATACAAGAGTACAGTCTCAATCAATAGCTGCAAAAGAAGCATACAAAAAAGCATTAGAAGAAGGTAATGCAGATGCTATGTACGAGGCTCAACAGAATATTTCTAGAATAGCAATGGAAGAATCTAGACTTGCTCAATTAAAAGCAGACAGAGAAACCAAAGCACAACAAGTTGAACAACCTCAAGCACAACAACCTCAAGCACAACAAAAACCAAAACCAGACCCTAAAGCAGAAGATTGGGCAAAGAAAAACACATGGTTCGGGCAAGACAATACCATGACTTATGCTGCATTTGGTTTGCATAAACAATTAATTGAGGATGAAGGGTTTGACGCTACGTCAGATGAGTACTATACTGAACTTGATAATAGGATTAGATCAGAATTTCCGCATAAATTTGCTGAAACTCCGAAAAAATCCAATGCTCCCAGAGTCGCCTCTGCTGGGACAACGGCTTCTAAGTCGTCATCACCAAAGGGACGCAGAACAGTCAAGTTGAC